GGCAGATTATATCTGGCCGTTTATCGAAAAAGCGTGGGTGCTAACCAAAGACGCCGCGTCGAAAGTGCGAAATTGCGGAGTCCGAAACCCTGAAGCAATTCAAGCTGAAATGCAATCCGATTCAGAAATATCACCGGATGGCTGGGCAGCTTTAGTGCCGATTGGTGGCGGTATGGCAGCTATTGTGGCTGCTCTCGTCTTTGGAAAATCCCTGGCAGCCTCTAGTGTAGGCATGAAAGAGTTCAAACATTGGACTGAATACGCAGCCGGTTTGTCAAAAGCCAAGAACGGTATTAAAACCGTTGTTGAGTTTGCGAATTGGGTAGTTGATTACACTAGGGAATGCATGATGCGTTATTGTCCCGAACTTTCCATCTCTAAAGGATCTGAGAGGGTGTTCGCTGAGCACGATATTAACATCAAAGAATACATGCTTGAAGTCATGTATCTCACGAATCCAACAAATCGTGATGCAGTGATGAGGGATCCACAAACAAGTGGAAAACTTGTCTTGAATGTTGCCTTGGCCGGCCGCATTTTAAAACTTCTAGCCGCAGGAGATTTAAAGGTTTCACAACCAATGAATCAGAGCTTAACAACCCTCAGATCTGACCTTTACAAGTTGGCTTCTGAATTTTCGAGCGGAAGATCTGCTCAACCCAAGAGACCTACCCCGTATCACGTTTCCATTTTTGGAGCATCTGGTGTTGGAAAGTCTGACTTAGCTCATCGTCTCGTATATGACATCACTGATCCCGAATGGTTTACTGTTCCCGTGGATCGAGACGTTGATGGTCGAATCACTGTGTATCCGCGCTCGGCTTCTGATAAATATTGGAGCAATTATGCCGGTCAAGGTGCCGTGATTTTAGACGATTTTGGACAATCCGCCCAGGATACTCCTGACAGTTCGGAGTATTTGGCTTTAATTTATATGATGACAGGAGTTGCTTTTATGCCTCCTATGGCCGCCGTTGGTGACAAAGGACGACTCTTTACATCCCGAGTCGTTGTTTCCACCACTAATCAAATGTTTCCCACGAGCTTGTGTGTTAAAACCTCCGAAGCTTTGTGGAGAAGACGTAACATCTTAGTGGAGGCTTTTTCCGATCCTTTAAAAGACTTGGATGATCCCTCACGAATGACTTTTACTCTTTACGACCCGTGTCCACGTTCAGGAAAGAATGCGTGTAACACCCCAACTTTGTTAGGAGGGGCTAAACAACATATGACCTACGCTGAGTTGATTGCCTATATTGTTCCTCGAATGAATGCTTTTTGCGAGAGAGATGAGAAGGCGGTTCTTGTTAAATCCGGTCTATCACAATCGGACCGTGATGCAATGAGGGCTGAAATGCATTCTGCCAGCGACCTTCCGATCCGAGACTTTAGTGAAAGTCCTGAGATTGAGGAAGACGAGCAATTAGTACCTTTTCATGAGTACTGTGATTGCTGCGAGGAACCACTAGAATTTGCATGGTCAGGAGTTTGTTGTATCAACAAACTATCACTTTTACAACAGAGTGAATGGTGGCGTGCTTTGGATGTTGTCGAAGATGTGAACCATTCTTTGGTTGCATGTTGTTACACGAACACTTCATATGTGTCGAGTCACATCTTCGATCGAGTTTACGAAGATACTCCCCAGGAAGTGAAAGACTGTTTTTACAAGTCTTTGTTGGTAGGAGACCTCCGGTTGGATGGATTGCCCTACATATATCCCGACATTTCTTATGGTTATGAAGATCTTATTGACCCCTTGGCAGAAGTCGCCATGGGCAGCAAGCGCG